CATGGTACTAACGCGAGATGAGAAGGAATAGGCTTGTAGAACTTACGAAAGAGATTCCGAGACCGAGACAGATCACGGTACTCCTTATCCAATCGCAACTCCTCTTCAACATAGAAGTATTTCTCCCATGAAGGGAAGAGGGCGGTATGGTAAGTGAGCATCGTCTCCTCCACTTTCCGGTTCCAATCAAGGAGCCGAGAATCGAAGGTAGATCGAGTCAAGTCAATGGACATCTCCCGAACTGGTTCAATACGAGCAAACTTTCGACGTTTAGGCGAAGAAAGGTCCCGGAGTATCAATGTGTACTGATTCCAGTACTGTGTTGATTTCTCTAGGAACTCACTGACCTTTTCGTCTCCCCGACATGCCAGATCATAATAGACCCAGAAAGCAGGAGAACAAAGAACAAGGGGTGCAGAGATCCATCCCAATAAGGAAGGTCCCAGGAGGCGAGCACGGTTCCAAAAGTTGGAAACGAGGTCAGCCACCTGTTCATCCCCCGAAAGGGGAGGTGATTGCGCAAGAGCCATGTCACGGAATAACAGTTCCGTTAAATGGTTTAACTTGTCGATCATCTGGTGTGGGAATAATCCGATCCAGACAGCCTTGAATAAAGGCCCACTGGCAGAGACCCATAAACCACCGGTAGGACCAAATACTGACGACCGGATCGGCAAACGCATCCGGCGGACCCACGAAGTGGGCCGTAGGAAGCGTAAAATCCGATCCAGATCTCGAACAACGTGCGAGGAAGAGATGAAATCGCGATTCACTGAATCTCGAACAAGCATGGAAAGCATCCGTGGGTTCCGTACTGCTGCGAGGATTAAACCAGGACCCATGGGAGAGAGATCTCCCAGGTTCGGGTGAAACCAACGCTTAGCGAACTCAAGTGTACCACTATCCATCTCAAAAGATTTGGACAGATTAATGGTAACACCGAGATAACGCATAAGTTCCAAGTAGTTAGCTGCAACCACACGATCTGCGATGATGATATCATCACCGAGAAGGGCGTAGTGAGTAAACCACTCAGTACAACCAGCACGACCAGCGGCGATCTGCACCAACAAGTGGTGGGAGATAGCCAACATGGCCCAAGAGGACAAAGCCCCTATAGGTTGGCCAACGGAATAACGAACCGGCTTAGACTTGAGATACCAAGGGCGTGCTACTAAAAGTAGTGCCCAGGAACGAGCCCAAGAGAGCCCAAGGGCCTCTAGGACTTGAACCTGAAACGCAATAGGTAATCTATCCGTCGCAGCTGAAAGGTCATAAGAGAAGACCGGGGACCCGGAAGCCCGAACATATGCTATAAGGCGGTGGACTGGAGCCAACTGATCGAAGGTTCCGTCCTGAGGGATAGTCTTAAGGACGTCAAAGATAGCCGAATGGAGGGGGCCCAGTAAACACTGGGTCCACCAATCGGTAATCGCGACAATCCGGACTTTCCCCCGCGCCTCAAACAATGTAACGAGCTTACCGAGTCTTCCCGGGAACTTCCCACAGAGGACTAGTAATGGTATTACTGGCAGCGACACCATAATGGTGAACAAGTTCCACACAACCAGGATCCATGCACGCTGGCTGATTGCAATAACCATCCAATGAAACCACACAATGGGGTTCCGAAGGAAGGCTAGGGCATCCAGACCAGCAGACCATGTAGCCTTGTTAAAGTTGGGACCCGCTGACTCAGAAAGGTGAGTCCAAAGGACTTGACCGAGTACGATCGTCTTGGGAATCAGGCCGACAGCACGACTCACTTCATATAATGAAAGTGTAGCGGACACACCCGTAAAGGCGTCCTCAATAGTGGACAACTTAAGGGTAGGAGCGCAGCCGATGACCCGATAGACCGAAAGCATGGACAGAGTAACCCGAATGACCCGAAGCGCAAAAGCGGCATCTTCACCTCGAATGAGGAGGAAGACACGACGCAGTGGCGCTGGAAGGATCAACGGAAGACCTGCCCGGCTTAGACCAACCCGCACAGAGGCTGTTGTCTCTTTGTAGCTCTCCCCTCCGATCCACAAAACAATGATTCTAGATACTAAGGCCAAGTACTGGGAAAGCCAAAGGCTCCCATTCGTCGACCAAAGTTCAAGGATTCTTGCATGGATCGGAAGGAAACAAGTATTCCACATCTTACGGAGACCCATCAACCACACAGGAACCATCATGAAGTACAAAAGCTCACGCTTGAGTACCCAACGAGAGTTCGCTGTGGCTTTACCTTGAGTCGATTTGTTAGACATGAAAATGTTTATAAATTTGACGTAGAGGTCCGGCACGGAGGAAGGGTCCATAGATGTGTCTTGCTAAAGGAGACACCCATGGATGGCCCTACCACCCCTTACGGAAGCGGTTAACCAGAAGGTCACCACCGTGACGTGGAGCTCTTAGCTCCATAGCTCGGCCGCGTACATCCAGGGATAACCCTGGGGGGGCACTAAGAAAGCCTTCCGCACTATGACTATCGAATGAACATTATGTCATAGGCTGTACGTACGCTGACCCGAATCGCGATGCTAATATCACCGCAGAATCAGGTATGGTTGGGGCTGCCGAGCGCAGAACCGGAAACCACAAATGACCATGTGCTGATCATCTGGGGCCTCGCATGAACGGATCCACCAGGA